GTTCTTGCACATTTTTGGTTTCTTCAGCCATTTTGTAAATTGTTTAATACATTTAGTTGTCATTATAATACTGGCACGAATGTGAAAAGTTTAATCTTATCGTCTGAATATTCATGTTCTTCCTTTCTCCAGTATTCTGAAAATTTAGTTACTGCTACAACTGCAGCTGCTAATCCTGCAGCCCCTATAACTTTCCAGCTTATAGCCCCTGCTGCACAGCCTCCTAGAAAAACCAAAGTTCCAGCCAAAAGGCTATTCACGATATTCCATACAATTTCTTTATTCATTTGTTTAATAATTGTTTCTTCCTTTTCGTTCTTGATATTCCAAGGAACGCTTATCTGTTAATGGGTCATAATTATTAATATAATCTAAATTACGCTTAAGGCTTAACATATAACCCTCTACTGATTTTCCGTATATTTTTTTACCTGCCCATAAAATTGGGTTTTTCATAGTTGATTCAGTTATATGAGCTGAAGCAATATCTATTATTGATTGTGCTTCCTGGATTGTAGCTAAATCTTCTTTTCTTTCTTTTGGTGTTCTATAAGGCATTTCGGTTTTTATATCTCTAATTAGCATATCTATATGTCCTAAAGTATTATCCAAAGCCGCCCAAGTTGATAATTGATTATAACCCGCTGCAGTTAAACCCAAAGCCCCCGCCCCAAGTGTTAATTTAGTTACTGGCATTTTTAATATTTGTCCTAACTTCCCAGTTTGGCTTGTAAGTTGAGTTATAGCTCCCCCTTTGACTAAACCATATTTTCCTCCTTCTGCCCAAGAAGTTCCAATAGCTTTATTTGCCGTACTTCCGAATTTCCCTGCATTAATTAGACTTCCAAATTTTCCAACAACTGGCAACTTTACCATACTTGCTCCCATGCCCAAGGTCACCCCAGCTGCATTAATAACATCTTGTGTTTCTATCCTAAATCCTTTTTTCTTTTCTTCCAGGGCTCTTTCAAATAAGTATCTTTTTTCCTCTTCTGTTTCTTTTACCCCTATTGGGTCTTTATGTCTTTTCAGAAATTTTTGATATTCAAACTCTTTAAGGATATCTTCTCCTTTCTTTTTTTCTAGCTCAAAACTTTCTTCATCAAAAGTATCTTGTGGTTCTGTCGGACCAAATGTCTGCAGACTTTCTCCCTTTATGTTAAACCCTGGCCCATATGAAATAGATGCATTCTGTTCTTTAATTCCTTTCTTTCTTCCCATTTATCCCGCCTGCCCTGCGATATACTGCGCTGGCTGGTTTAATTGCTGTTGCATAGTTCCGTCTTTTGCAACATCTGATAACAATTCATTTTGTAGAGTTGCTGGAAATTCTAATTCAATTTCCAAACCTAATTGCTGTCCTACTTGTTCTTCAATATATAACTGCTCTTCTTCTATTGTCTGCTCCCATGCTAGATAGACTATCTTAACTGCACTTTCTGTGAAGTCTGCTGCATTTCCTACAACTATCTTTGGTGTTCCACAAGCTTCAAAGAAATATTTATTTAACTGCTCTATCCATGTTTTTGGATCTAGAGTTGAGTTTGGTGGCACCCCAGCTATCTCTTGTTCTACTGCTCCTTTAGGAATAAAGATATCTTCTCCCTCATATTTTCCTTGCGCAACCTTTGCCTTAAATTCTGATATCTTGCTGTCATTATCAGTATCAAGGTGCCATATTCTTACTGGATATATGTTTCTATGCAGTAATTTCCTATAATCTGACATGGCTTCATTTCTTGCCAGGATTATCCACTCTACTGCTGGAATAATCCCTGTTCCATGAATTTCATCTGCTATCCTGTTTTTAGCTAGATGAAATATTTCTTCTGGCTTGAAAGTTTTATTCTTGCTTCCCTTATTTATCTGCTCGTATCTTATTATCTTTCCTTGCGGATTTGCAATAATTTTTATGTTTCCTGGATATAAAGGCTTCAGATTTATCAAAAAGCCTTCTTCATCTCTTATGATTTCACAAAAACTATCTCCAAAAATATGATAATTTCTTACACAATTTTCAAGAATTGAGTTAAATGTATCTACGCCGAAGCCCTTAATCCTATCGCAGTAGAATGTTGTTAAAGGGTCAGCCTTGAACCCTTTGCCTATAGTCCATGTTGCTTTAGCGTCTATTGCAGCTTTCAGCTCGGGAATTGTCTTATAATAGCCTAGATATTGGTCTGCATTATCATTAATATATTCTGTTTCCTTTTGGTTTGTTGCACTATCCAGGGTCTCGCCTGCAACTGAATAATCTTTAAATTCAGTTACATTATCCCCTTTCGCTGCATTTGATATGTTTGTGTCTGGCATTTTTATGTTTCAGCCTCAATTTTAAATGGGACTATTGAAATAAGTCTTTGATTTGTGTTATCGTCGGTATCATTTCTTACATTCCAATAAAGATTTGCATGACATTTCCATGTTGATCCACCGCCATTATTCCCCTTTAACCAAACTTCTACTGTTAATCTTAACTTTTCTCCAACATTTATGGTTGTTTCTGGAATTGTAATATCTACGCAAAACATTTCATTATTTGCTCCTTCTCCAAAAACATCTGTTCTTGATTGCTCACTTGCAATTTCTGTTTCTGTTGAACCATCATATTTTCTTATTCTAAAAACAAGATAACAGCATGCAGACATTGATGCTTCATCTCCCGTAAGAACTACAAAAGCTTTTATGTAGCCTGTTCCTCTTATTGTTCTTGCTTTTTGGAATGTTGTTGTGTCAAAATCCAGATCAGTTACTTTTGTGTAAGTTGTATAATAAACTCCTGGAACTCCATTGCCTGGGTTTGTGCTATCTGTAAAAAGATCATTTCTTTCTGAAGATTTTTTTAAATCATATTTATGCCCTTCATCATCTTCAGTTGTCATTCCATCATAAACAACATATCCTGTTGCTGAATCCACATCAGTCCAATCATAATTTATATAAACCTTATCCTGATAAGGTCCAAATAATGTGTCAAAATTCATGCTCATTTTATAATGCTCCTAATCGCGGGATTTTCCCGTCAATTCTGTTAGCCCATGGGATTGCCATTCCATGCGTGATAAGTTCATCTCCTAAATCTACACCCTCAAAAACAACTTTGCCTAAAAGCCTGCCCCATTTTTCAACCCTTTTTTTTGCCAAAATAATTGTTACAGGTTCCCCTAAAATTCTATCTTCTAGCCATGCTTGCGCAGTTAGCCCATCAGCGCACAACTGGTTTGATGTATCTTTTTCTGGTGTTTCTTTTAATTCTCTTGCTGAAGTATTTGAAAATCTTATAGGAAAATCAAAATTTCTTTCAGGTATTCTTACAATAACTGTATCTGCGTCATGAACTCTTATTACTCTTGCAGTAAAAGTTTCAAACATCTGCTTGTGCGGACTTTGCCAGTAATAAAAATCCATCTCCTCATTTTTGAGTTCTGGCCAATTTTTAAAATCATGTGACATTTTAGTTTTCTGTTCCCGAACTTAAAAAGTCCTGCATTTTTTTATCTCTTAATATTGAAAGGCACCTTAAAAAACCATCTCTTAATACTACAATCCTATCTTCAGCTTCTCCCCTGCTTATGCTTCCCATATCCCCTTGAATTGCATAGATTGCAGCCAGATTAGAGGCTGCTTCAGTTAATAGGTATCTTGTTGTGCTCGGTAGCGCTGCAAATGCAACTGCACTTGACGCAAACACTTTTCTGCATAGAACATTTATTGCACTTTCCGCTTGCTGAACAAAAGAATTTCCATAAGCTTCTGCTATATATGTTGCCGAAGCTCTAGCGCCGCATTTGTATTGAAATTCTAGCAATGTTGAAACATAAATTCCTGTCCATGCCATTTTTAGTCATGCATAGTAAATATTTAAACTTTTGTCTTTTGAGCACCATGCTGCCCGAACCAAAGCTTCTGCAATATGGGTATAATCTCCGAAAATTTTAAGGTTTCCCTCGGAATATTCATATTGAACTGACTTTAGAGATAAAGCGATTTCTGCTTCGCTAAATAGCTCAATTTTGTTGTTTTCCATTAAATTCAAGAGATTATTGTATAAATCTTCCTTAAAAATCCTTTTCTTGCTTTCATCTGCATGGTCAAGGCTTTTCTGCGCGTTTTCAACAGAAACAACTTTTCTTTTAGTCTGATCTTCTTCTAGAAGTTGATCAAACACGCCCCAGCCCATTCCAGTTGTATCAATATAGATTTTCTTGTAGTTATTCCTTTCATCAAGAAACTTAATTATCTTGGCAAGTTCAGTCAAACGCATTTTTTTAATAATTTCCATATCAAACATTATTATCTTATCATTATTTTTAACTACTGAAATTATAACACTTTCGTCCTCGCCCATTCTAGCTACATCAACGCCCATGTAATTTTTATCCCTCGGATAAAAATCATTTCGTTTTTTAGTCATACATCTATTTATCAATTCATCAGGAAAGAATTGTCTCAACTCATCAAGGAACTGGGCCAGATACTCTTGCGCATATTCCAGCTTTGTCATGACTTCTCTTTGTTGTGCTAGAAATTCTTTATCATGTCTTGGACAATCTTCAGCAGAAATAAAGAATTTTGTGAAGTCATCTCTTTTTGAACATTCATAAAAGAAACCTGCCTTGCCCCTAGGCGTGCTGGATATGTCCAGGGTTCCTTCTGTTACAGAAAGCATTGGCATTGTTGCAACAAATACCTCTCGAGCCATCGGGGCGGCTTCATCTATAACTAAATCTGTAACTGTGAATGTTCTTATTCCCTCTCCTTTTAAACCTGCAGCATAACACATAATTTGAGATCCATTTTTTAGCATGATTTCATGCTGGGTTGGCTTATCTCTTCCTCTACAGATTTTTTCTGGATATCTTGTTTCAAGATACATAAGAGTTTTAAAGAATAAATTATAGGCCTGCTTTTCAGTATAAGCAACCATTAAGATTTTTCTATTAGGATTTTTAGCTGCTCTTTCACCGAATTTTATAGACATGGCTGTTGTTTTGCCTGACTGCCTGCCGCAGCACAGGAAGCAGTTGCCTTCTGTGTTGATGTATTTTTGCTGCCAGGGGTCAAGGGTCAGCCATGGCTTATCAATATCAAATTTCATGTTCTTTGGAATTTTGTATGCTGGTGCTCTTGATTATTCATTAAATTAATATGACATAGCGGATAACATAAGATCGTATGTTCTGGGTCTTTTCTTTCATTATTCCACTTTGTCTGGCAAGCTTCGCAAAATACATTTTTTAAACACTTAAAGCCACTTTCCCGTTTCTGGATTGTATGTCCGCATTTGCAGGTAAATTCCTCATCGTTGCCTTGCGCCTCAAAAACTTCATTCTGCATTGTCAGTATCATTTTTCTTTTCCTCTTTAGGAGTAAGTTCAAAATAATTTTTTAAGTACGCATTCACGAGGGCGGAGGGCTTGCCCCTCGGCATTTTACCTAATTCAGCGACGACAGCTGTATCTAAAGTTAATTGAACTGTTGATTTCATAAGTACAATAATAATAATAGGTATATAAATCTTTCTACTTACTACTTACTACTTTTTATAAAAAATAAAAAATAAAATTATATATAAGTAATTTTGACTATTATTGTTATGGTAAATTCAGAAAATTTTTTGTGAGGATCAGGTCTCTTTTTTTGTTTCCTTTTCTTATCTATCGCTATCTATTAATTCACTCTCCGGTCTCCAGCCTTCCGCATCCAGCCTCCAGCCTCCGGTCACGAACATTCCCTTTCCCCCCTTTGGGGGGAAGGGGGGAGTATCAATTATTTAGGGCGGCAGCCCTAAAAGGTTAGCTGAGCGGTTAGCGAAGCGCCTTTTACGGCTGCCTGCCCCCGCCCCCTGCAGCCCTTTGGGCTGCGGGCTGGCGGTAACCTGCCCTCGGGGCTTACCCGAGCTGGCAGCTATTTTGGAAAACCGAAGTCTTAAAAGTTCTAAACCGAAAGGTTTAGGTTATAATAAGACTTCGGTTTTCCTTCGCCCCCACCCCTGCGGCGTGCCGCTGGGGCTTGCCCTTATATTACGAAGTAATATAAGGGTGGGGGCTAGCCCGCACCTGAAGGGGGCGGGCGAAGTATTGAACTCAAAAGGCTTCTGTTGGGCCTTGTAGGGCTTAAAACGGGGTTTAACTTATAAAAAATAAAGGAGCTGGGAAAAAGGTTAGCAAACCCAGCCCCTCCCCCTTTAGACTTCGCAAAAGAGCGTGATATTCAGAATTAGTCCTCTTCTGCGTGTTCAACTGCAAATCTCAAATACCCATCTTTATTGACCCTTACTTTGACTTTCTTTCCGACCAATAAAGACAATCTATCCACTTTAGCCTGTTTCAAGATTTTACCCGCGTTAGAGTTCGGGTTGAGCATGCGGTTGCCTGGCAAAAAGAGTTTCAATTCTTCAGTTACTTGGTCAAACTGCACCTGAACAACTACATACTTCTTCTTGCCATACTTTGGGTGTTCATATTCTTTAGGCTCACTTACGCCAATAACCACTGCGTCAAACTCTTTGCCTGTCTTAAGCAACACATATTCATCTTTTAGGCTTTCCTGCTTTGTCTGCTTTTCTTGTTCCATTTTCTATACCTCCCTGAAGTTTATTTATCTGAATAAATCTGATTATCTCAAATCCGTTCAAGTTCGTCCATTTCCAGTATATCATCTCACATCATAGAACACAAGATATGTTCCCTCCAAATGTTTATTTTCCAGGTAAATCTTTGTCTTTTCCTTTACGCTCATGCTTTCTGGCTTGCACTGGATTAAGCCTATTGTCTTATTTACATAATCAATTATAACGACATCTACAGGGCTGTGCGATCCCGCACTTCTGAAACTTAACTTCCCTTGTATCTTCGCCTTGTGTATTTCCTTATATTCTTTCCTGCGTCCTCTTACATAATTCTTGTTTGTCATTTTTCAAGTTGTTTTTCTTCATCTAATTTAATATATTTTATAATTAAAGCAGTGTTTGAAAAAGGCATACGGCCAGTTGATATTAGTATTGGCTCTATTAACAAACACCCTTTTAAATTATTTGGAGTCCAATTAGCATTTAAGATAATATAACCATGAATTTTACAAATTCTTCTTAATTCATACATTATTTTACTTCTAACATGATAAGGCATTTCCCAGGGTGGGTCGCCAAAAACAACATCAAAAGTATTATCTTCAAAAGGAAGACCATTTAAAATATCTGCTTTATGAGTTGCTGTATCTGTTTTTATATCAACTCTTGCATCTCCTAAAGTTGAACTGCCACAAAATACATGACAACTCTTTTTATCTTTAATTTGGTTTTTAAAATAATTATCAACTTTTTGTGGCCAAGCCCATGCTTTTTTAAAAGTTAAATCTTTCATTTTTGTGTCTGTCATTTTTCAAATTGTTTTATTATATCTTCTCGTGAATTATGCTCATCTTTTAGTAATTTGATAAATTCTGCTTGGGCTTCTTTTCTGCCCATTTCTCTAACTTTGTCAAATGCTTCTTTTAATTCACAATTTATAAATTCAGTAATTGATTGGTTGCAATCAGGATTAAAAAACTTTCCATTATATTCCGTATCATCATGTTCTTTTGCTTTTTCTTTCAATGGTCCTTGAAGTTCTTCGTACTCTTTTCCATCAAATTCTCTTTTCAATGGGCCTCGCATTTCTTCATATCCTTTTCCATCAAATTCTTCTTCTTTCATTTTTTACCTCATATCCATGAAATAACAATTTATGATCTTTAAATCTCCTTATGTTCTTATCTTCATCTTCATAACAACCATCATCTAGTTTTCTCATTTTTTTATTTTGAAGGCACAATAAGCTAGTATAAAATCGTGCCACGTTAGTTTAGTTAGCTTCTTGGCTTTCATCAGCTTCTTGTACTCACTATCGTTGAACGTTACAAATATGTTTTTCATATTAATTGACTTCAAAATTATTTAATTCTTTATAAAAATTAAACCAAAATATACTCATTTTTCCAATTGGAAAACCACAAATTACACATACATTTATTTTTTTTGGTTTAAAGCCCCCTGCCGATAATATAACTTTTCTTGTTCCTTTTTGATTGCAATTAAGACAATTTTTCATAATATACTAACTAAGTTAGTCTTTATAAACCTTTCGTTTCTACCTTTCTTAACAGATGTTTGTATCTTAACCGAAGAACATCATAAACAGGATTTCCCTTTACATATTCATCATTGAAACAATCTTGGCAGCTTTCCATGTATTTTGTTATGTCCTCGCCTCTATGATTATTGATTGCTCCCTCTAATTTTCCCAAGAGAAATTCCAATAAGATTTTCATTTTAATACTTGATTATAAAATATAATGTCAGATAAGGCACCTCTATGGTTGCTGGTGTTCCGGTGAATGCATAAGATCCTTTTCCATGAGTATGAGCAGATTCATTTGCTGGACCCCATGTTAATCCATGACTATCATGAGTATGAGCTCCCTGACTGCTGTGAGTTGTTGGACCAGTCAATAAAGTTGTTCCCGAGCCTGAGGTTGATTTGCTAGTTGTTGTATG